CCATGTGGAAATCACAATTTGTCGTGAGTCCATTTTTTGCTGTCCACCAAATATTGTGTGACAATTTTCTTCTGCATCCCATTCCTCAAGTTTTGAGTAATCAGCAAAATCAGATTTCATTTGCGAAACTAGAGAAATTGTAGGAACCACAATTAGTATCTTACGATCAGGAGGAATGATATTCTGATACCATCTCAGTAATGAATAAATTATAAGAGATTTACCACTAGCAGTCGGTGACAGCAACAAACATCGTTCTCGGTTTATTGCTGCGTGAATAGCCTGCAACTGATGAGGATGCGGTTCAATAGTCTTTCCGTTGGCGTGTAGTTTAAGACCACCTAAGAATTCACTAAGAGATTCTTCGGTTACTTGCGGTGGAGTTTCTGTGAATCCCTTGTCAAATTGTAGTGTATAGTTTCGCTCTTTAGCAAACTGTGCAAGATAATCTAGCAGACCAATATACAGCAATCCGTTGAAAGGAGAAAACAAACGAATCTTTCCGTCCCAATATCGGTTTTTATACGCTGGTGTGAATTTTGCGTTTGGTACATCAAATGTGAAATACTCTTGTATCTCACGAGCAATACCTGGCTCGGTCATAATCCGAGCATGCACAGTATTAAAACATGTAATAGAAATCACAGACATCTCCCCTTTATTTAGGGAGGTCTGTATGACCGGTTTTACACCACGCCTTGAGTGAACTTTCGCCATTCTATTGCATTGCGAATAATCCAATGTCTCTGAGAAATGCCCTTTAACAGAGATTCTAGATATTCTACCTTTTCGGTTTGCAAAGCAAGTTTGCTTCCCATTTCATTCAGATGTGGATCAGCATCCATGTACAAACTGATATCTTGTCGCATAATTCGCGTTTGAAATGGTTCCCATCCAAGGGTAGTCAATTGTTCTTGACTCATCTTGCCTGTCATCCATTCCCACTTATTTTTATGAAGTATTTTGTACTCTGCGGTCAATTTGTTCAAAATTAACCGCTCGTCGTGAAATAGGTTTAGATACTTGTTATGTAATTGAGGAATACGAGTAGATTCGTCACCCAATTCGGTTTTATCTATACCGATATCTTTTTCTACCATTTCCCGAATTTGTTCAAATTTCATATCAAATATTGTAGCATCAATACTACGAAAGTCAAATTATAAATCTTCAACAAGATAATCGTTTAGCGTGAATTTTGCTGTGGCAATGATAGGTTTATTTTCAGTATCTGTATAGTTAAATTCAATGCCAGATAATTCTGTGGGAAATACACCACGCATTGATATTTTTTTATACGGAACTTTTTTGTTTGTAAGATAAATCAAGAAGGCTTCTTCCCAAACATCCTTTATAGGTTTTACTTCTGTAAAATCTTTATAAGGTGTGGCTTCTCTTAACCATTTTACTATCTCGTAATAGTTTTGCATATTTTCATTTACCAAAAAGGTTACTGTGAAATATGTTATGCTTGCGGAAACAGATGGTAGTTTTAAATTTGGGCCTAAAGTTGATGAAATATCCATAGGATCAGAACTAACTTCATTTAAAGCAACAGTCTGTACAAAATAAGAAAACGATGGCATTCGTTTCATAGCAAATTGAAAATTTTGCGGTATTGCTATGTTAGTATTGTCTGATGGTCTGTTTATACCACCAACAGGTCTATCAGGTATTCCGTAATATTCAGAATTAGTCATTGAAGAATTCCATATTATAATAGGTGAATGACATTGAAGCGGTTGCCGTCATATTATTTGCTTCAGAATCCGCACTATTCAAAGACATACCAGAAAGTCTATTTGGAAACAATCCTCGGAAAGTTATTCGGAATTTTGGATTTTTCTTGGCAGATAAAACAAGCAACTGACCTTCTTCGCTCATCCAATTTCGGAAAGATAATGTTGGATCATCATCAGTAAATGTTGTCATACTACGAAACCAACTCTGAAGTTCTGTATAATTTTTTAGTTTTTCATCAACAAGATATGTGAAAGATATTTCTCCATGTATCACCTCACTGCCAGGAACTTTCAGATTCATTCCCCTGCCTCTTTTATATTTTAATTCAGGGCAACTCATACCTGGTATGCTTACATTAGTGCAAAAGTAAACAGCATTTGGTACTTTGGGTAGAAAAAACACAAAGTTTGTGGCATATGCTAAATTTGTGTTTGATGGTTGGCTACCCAAAGCACCAGCGGTTATGTAATTTGGTATACCGTAGTCTTTTTCCATAAGAGTATTTAGAAAAGAAAGGACGGCTCTGAAGCCGTCCTCTCATAGGGTATAATGTATATTTTAATGTTTTATGGCAATGGAAGTTCTCCAACATCATCCGTTCTAGCAACAAATCGCCTTGTTGTTGATAGGATATTGTTGTTTGTATCAGCCACAAAGTTGCCGGAAGATACTGCGTTATTGATATTCTTGTTGAACAATGCAATACCAGAACTTGTTCTAATTGTGCAAGTGTCATCTGCGTAGATACCACCCAATATTTGAGTTGTTGTACCGGCAGCAGGAAGCAATCCAAAACTCCAAGAGTTTATATCGGGAGCCGCATTAAGCATCAATTCTGATTGTCTACTCATTTGCAAACTACCAATATCAATTGAACTGTTTTGAGCATCTCTCCAAGCACTTATTTTTGTATTAACTACTTTAGCATCTGCTATAGCAACAGTTCCCATGAACACGAGATTTGTTGGACTTAGTGATAAGTAGTTGTTAAAAATTTCTAAAGAAGAAATTTTAGCAGAACCTGTATAGCCTACACCAGTAACTCCTGAATAATTCAGGAAGTTTCCTATAGCCACATTAACTTGACTGCTTGTTATTCCTCTAGTAGTTTGAAAAACTTCTGGAGTTGTGTTTACTGACAATTTACCGTATTCAACACCAGTTAAACCACCCGTTAAGGTATATCCTAAAGTGGCAAGAGGTTTATCTGAAATTTCACCTAGAACGGTTAGTGGATATTCGGGTAATCCCAAATATTGCGTAGTGTTTGGGTAAGAATACAAAGTATTGATATTCATTTTTCCAACAGTAGAATTATTGTCTACAATAACAGTGCATAAATTATATCCCACATATGAGCCTAGAGTGAGTCCAGAACTATTCCATCCTAGATTCACTTCAGGATAACCGTATAGACCTTGATTCAAATCGGTATAGTCTTGACGAATTTGTGTTACATCACCACTTGTTCGTATAAAATTATCGCTTGGTCGGGATTCGTCTCGGAATTCGTTTAAAAACCCTGTTAAATGAATTTTTGATCTGCTTGATGGGCCGTTGTTCCAAGAATTTCCACTACCACCCGATCCCTTTGTAAACAATCCAACAGGATATCCCGCATAAGAAACCGCTTTAACAAGATTTAAGAAGATTGACTTATTGTTTGCTCTTGAAGATTCTTCTTTAAATGATTGTGCTTTAAGTTTTAACGACTGATAGTGTGGATTTGCAGAATATGCACCAAAGGTTGCGCCGTATGCAGCACTCGCACCAGTTATAGAACCTGAAGTGACCCCCATAGAATATAGTGAGTTTAATCCACCACCAACAACATTGAATGGATATTTTTGTTCGTATCCATATTCCCATTTAATGTTTACTTCTAGTATTGTATTTGTGGATGTTGTTCCTGCATCAAATGTTAGTCCTGTGGAAGTTGCGTATCCGCCTGTAGTGCTACTTCCTGAGAAACCTCCGTATAATAGAGGAGCATAAGCAGTTGGGCCAAAAGATAATCCGCCAACAAAAACTATATCGTTATAACCATTAACCGAACCAGGAACGCGAGTTGCTGTTGACCAAACACCACCATCTAATGGATTCCAAAATCTCCAATTACTGGCATTGTTCCAATCGTATGCGTCTTTGCTTGTTCCTGTAGTTACACCAACACCATTTCCTCCAACCCACCAAAATTTATTAGTATACTGAAAATAATCAAAATTTGAGTCAGTAGTTTTTTGAGCGTTTAATGGATTGTATGGCATTTTACCCCTCTTTAAAGATGCGAATTAACAACTTACTTTAGCATATTTAGGAAAAATAAAAACTGTATTAAAAGAACAACCCCCTCTTTCAAGGGGGCTGCTCGGAGTGACTGAACTTCCGATTATGAATCAGAAGAGGTTTGTTACCTTAACAATGCGGTAGTACATGTTGCGACGAACTGTGTCGTCCAATGTACTGGTGACATTGCCGCTTGAGTTCAAGACGAATGGGTTATGGATGATACCGTAACGAGTCTTGAAACCAATCTTTGGCTGGAACGAGTTCTCGCCAACTGCACGAACCATCTGAAGAGGTACATATGGGCAGTAGAAGAGACCAGCATCGTATGGGCTTGAGCCCTTATAGCCTACGCAGAAGAACTCTGAGGTTGCTGTCTGTGAAGCGTAAGGATCAATGTACACACGGAGACGACCGTTGAGAACACCAGCGAAGGTGTTGCCTGTGTCATCCACATTGAGGTTGGTTGAGAGAGCAGGAGCGTAGTCAAGAACGCCTGCCATGCTTAGAGCACTTGCCACATCTGCCGAGCAGAGGACGAAGTTACCCTTACCACGACGGGTTTCCTTGGCGATTGCATTGGCTTCGCGCTCAATTTGGAAGAGCAAGCCCTTGAACTTCTCAACTGACCAACGACCGTTTGAGTCAACATTCAAGTCAAACACGCCAGTGGTCTGAGTTAGACCGCTGCGAGCACCCAACTTGGCTGACACATAGATGCGACGAACGACTTCGCGGTTGATTTCGGCAAGAATTTCACTTGACAAAATGTTGGCGAGTTCGGTTTCAGCGTCAAGACCGTGAATTGCCTTCAAGTCTTGTGCCAATTCCATTGTGTACTCTGCCTTCAACGCACGGGTCTGAGCAGTCACAGTGGTCTTCTCGATTGAGAATGCCATTTGTGCAAACTGGTTGCCTGCGGCTTGTGAGCCGTTTGGATAACCGAGTGCTTCACCAACATTGGTTCCCATTGCGGTTCCAATGAATGGATCCGAGACAGTACCAAAGTCACCAGCAGTACCACCTGCTAGAAGACCAAACTTGAATGGATCGGTTTCAGCAGAAGTTACGCCGCCTGAATTGATTAGACCACCGTTTGAGGTGAAGGTAGCACCAGATAGACCTGTTGCAGCACTACCTGAGAAGCGAGTGTTGGCTTCTTGGAAGAGTGCTTCATCGCCGAACTGATTGTTGTAACGACTGCGTAGAGCAAAGATAAGACCGGTTGGGCCACTCATTGGCTGAACGCCGCATACATCGTATGCGATTAGGTTTGGCATAGCGCGACGAACGAGTGAGATCAAGATTGGATCCCAACGAGCGACATTGCTTGTGCCTGCACCGTCAAGGTTGGCGGAGATATTTGCTGCGCCGTCCTCACGGAGGTACTGTTGCTGATTCTCTAGAAGAATCGTGGTTACTGCCTTACGATAAGGATCAGAGATTTCTGGAAGTTCCGAGTGCTCAAGCACAGGCTTCCACTTGCTCTGTAGTGCTTCTGAAATAGTGAGTTCCATTGGTTTATACTCCTGTGGTAGTTTTAAAGGTTAGTGATATTTATAAAAAGGTAAACTTTAGTTCTTCTTGCTTTGAGGCTTATTACGGCTTAGGCGAGACAACATATGCGAATATGCTTCCATTGATTCCGACAAGTTTTCTTGTTCGTTCGCAGGGGCATTTTCAGCAACCGTCATGTCGTCTTCGACTTCCTCAGACAAGAAAGACTTGCCCGAATCACCGAAGTATGACTCACGGATGACTTCCAACTTTGAACGGAATTCGTTGTTGTTTTCAAAACCAACGCCTTCCGCCAATTTCAAGAAACGCTCCTTGTCGGTATCAACAAGTCCTTCACTCATGCTTGAAACAAGTTTCTGTCTTTCTAGATCAGAAATCTTGTTCTTGAGTTCTAGACCTTTGTTGATCTCTTCGTTCAAGGAGGCAGTTAGGGCTTCAACCTTCTCTGCCATTTCATCTAGCAGATCAGTCTTGCCTTGTGGTACTTCAATGTTGTGCTGCAAGAAGAGACCGCGAAGACCTTCAATAAATTCTTCAGCGATTTCAGTGCGTAGACCCTTCTCAACAGCGAGTTTGTTTTCTTCCATCCACTCTTCAACAACATATGAGAGGTACGAATCAAGTTGCTGAGTGAGTTCAGTCTTGAGCGTTTCGGTTTGCTCAACAAGACGGTTCTCGTATTCAGCCTTGATTTCACTCTCAATGACTTCAACGCGCTCGTTAAGAGCGGTTTCAAAGATTGTAGAAGCCTTGGTCTTGAAGTCTTCTGAGAGTTCTTCGCCATTGAACATTGCGTCCATATGAACTTGAACTCCTTCAGTCTTACCAGAACGCTTGGCATCCACTAACTTCATTTGCTTGTCGGCAGAAGCAGACGAATCAGTAGCAACTGGCTCAGGTACTTCTACGCCCTTGCCTGTGCCATCCTTGTATAGACCAGCATACTTGGAAGAGCCACTACTCTTTGGAGCAGCAGAAAGTTTTGACTTCTCGCCAGCAGGCTGCTTGGAAGTAACAGTTGCCTTTTGTGTGGCTGCTGCGTCTTCCTCAATAGTTTCGTCGTCAGTAACGACTACTTCTTCTGTTGGGGTTTCTTCGGTAATTTCCTCTTCGAGGATTTCTTCTACTTCTTCGTTCTTAAATGAGTCCATGAACTCGCTCCTTGTGAATTTATGAAGGTGTCAAATGATATTTAGTGTTCTTAAATATTTCGTAAAAACTTCTCAAACGCTTTCATTTTGGCTTCTTCTAGGTTTCGTGATGATGCTTTTTTAATGTCCTTTTTAATTTGCTCAACATCTTTTTCAACAAGTCTGCCACTCTCGTAAATCCATTCCTTACCTTCCATGATGCCTCTAACAAAGGCTTCTGGAGCCGAAGGATCGGCTACAATGTCGGCTGCTGTGGCTAGTTGATAGTCGTCTTTCACATAATTAACCCCGTTTTTCTCTTCTAAAGAGCCAATTCCACGACTAGACACACCCAATTTGGCTCCCTCATCAATTAGGTTTTTTACAATTTTGCCGTATGGAGTATCCATGATTTTAGCCCGACCAATGAAATTCTTCTTGTCGGAGTACAGGTCTGTAATCATGTGAGAAACGCGCTCTAAATTGATGGTTGGGCCTTCAGGATGTCCCAATTCACCAAAAGCACGCTTTTGCTTGACGAAAGAATTGTTGTATTCGTTAACCTTCTTGTTCATCATTTCAAAGGTGTAAACACGACCATTGCGATTCTTTTGATCGCACATCAAGAAGATACCTTCAATAAAGTAGTTCTTCTTGCCTGGTTCGTTTTCTTCGGTTAGAACTTGAATTTCTTCGTTAATATCGCAGAATAGTTTCATTTGATTTCCCTTTGTTTTTTATTTATTAAACATGTCTATTCACAAATTCAATAATAACTGAAGCGGTTGCACCAGAGGATAGGCGGTTAGTAATGGTTGCCATTCCTGTAGATCCTGCTGCTAGATTTGGAATTGTGAAACGCTCAAAGTTGTTGTCAACCGATGAGCCGTAAGGAAACTGAAATGCTTGATAGTTTGTTGATCCTTGGAAAGCAATTTCAATAGATCCAGCAGCACCACCGGCAGAACCTACTACTCTTGCGATTGCAGCAGAAGTAAAAGTTAAACCGGTTGTTGCAACAGGATAACTTTCATTTCCTACTGGTGTAAATAATGATCCAAAGGCTGATGGGCCAACATCAAATGTAATATTGCCTCCAGCACCATCCGATGAATACGCCACCACACAACGATTTCTACTCTTTACAAGATAGTCTAATCTAGCAGCCATTACTTTCTCTCCTTACAGAAGGTATTAACTCCTTCAAATGATTTTTTTGTTTCAACTAGCATTAAACGAAAAGAAGCCTGATTAGATTCACTCAACTCGTCGTGAATTGAGATGAATTTTTCTGCTTGCATAGGAGTAAGACGAACAATTGAACCATCCATCAACTCAAGAGTTTTGCCCTTGTTTGTAGAAACGCATTCTCTAACGCAATCTACAATCTTGCGTGATACTTCGTTTTTTAGTTGTGATGGTGTGTTGGACATTATCCCTTCCAATTTGCTTTAACATAGTTGAAGAATTGTTTTCTCTTTTCTCCTGTTAGTTCTGTTGGTGACGATGCACCATGCTTCTTTAAAGCAGCAGAAAAGAATTTTCTATATTTACTTTGCTTGTCGGTTAATTCTTCTTCGCCCATGACAAACTTACCGTCCTTCATATTAACGGCATCTAAAATTTCTTGATTTGTCATGGTTGAAGTTTCTTCCAACTCTTTAATCTTACTGTTGTGAGTTTCACGGCGCACACGGGCTTGTTCTAAACGAGCGACAGTTGACTTGTATAAACGACTTCTGCCGTCTAGTTCAACCTTTTCTTCAGTTACAGGTGCTGAAGGAATCATACTTTCTTGTTTGTCCATACCATCAATGTAAGATTTGGAAGCCTTTAGAGCGACTTCTGGCCCTGGAAAGAATTCCCAACGCTTGTTGTCAACATAAACACGCACAGGCTTAGATAAACCCAATCCAATTTGCTTCAAGGTCACTTTGTGACCGTTGTAGTCCATCTCTTTCATATAGAATTCTTTTTCAAAGTTTGGATCCAAGGAGATGTCGTCGTCCTTGGCAACCATCTTATCAGCGTTGTCCTTTAAACCGAAGGCGTTTTCTATCTCGTCCTTCAGTTCTCCTTCTAAAGGGTCAGGAATTTCTCCCGCACCCGAATTCGACCTTTCTGAACCGGGAATTCCAACCTTACCGCCCGACACAGGCGCAGATGGAGCCAGTACATTAGCCTCAGATACCGCAGGAGCAGCATCTTCCTCAGCCTCAGCCTCAACAGGAGTTTCATCTTTCTTGGTCATACTACCAGAGATAGACTCTTTCTTTGTGTTGATTGACTTATAAAGTCTATCTGCCAATTCAGCAGAGATGACTTGTTTAAAATCAATCGCATTCTTTTCTTTTGTAGCATCAATTGCTTTTTGCAAATTTTCCATTTAAATTCTCCGTTACTGTAAACCGAACACCGTGTTATCTGGAGCATACAAGCCTGCATTACGCTCCTTAGATATCTGACTGTCCATTTCCTTGATCTGTGCTTCACTCATAGCCAATACTTGAGTGCGAATCCAATAATGTGAATAGTACTTACCTATGTATTTTTCAACTTGGCTCAGTTCCTCGTACATACCCTTTCGCAACTCTTGATTTTTGAGTTCTACAAAGTGGCTATCCTTGAGGTAATCAAAAAACAGACATTCTTTAATACCAGCCCAGTCGTCCTGCTTGATGATTCCCTTCATCAACAACTGCTTGCGTAGCAGATCATAGAACAGTTCGCTGAACTTGTTACGCAAACGAATGACAAATTTATTAAACTTCAATTCGTCACGGCTAATTTCAGCCGCTCGCCCCAATTGGAACCCCTTGTCTTGCTCTAAACGAGATACAGGCACATTTAGAGCCTTGTACAGTTTCTTTTGGAAGTACACCACATCGGTCATTTCACCAAGATTCTGTGCTCCGCTTAGAGTACTAATTTCAGTTCCTTTAGAACCTTCACGACGAGGCAGCCAGTAGTCTTCCAACATACTCATAAACTTCTTGTCGTCTCGGATTTCACCAGTGTTAGCATCGTACACAAGTTTGTTACGATACTTGCCCATGATGTCTTTCACATACTGCTCGGCTTTAGTCTTGGGCAATGAACCGACATCTATGTAAAAGATGCGACGCTCGGGAGCACGAGATAAACGGTAGATTACTACAGCGTCTTCCATCATGCGAAGTTGATTTAGTGGCTTGATAGCCTTATGCATGAATCCTACAGTTCTGCGATATCGACTATCAAACAGACCTGATGAACAGAATGCAATAGCATCATCATTAATCTTGATGCCTGCTGCATTACCACCTGCACGAGGATT